GAAGATCAACAAACATTTGCATTGGGTGTTGGGGCTACTTCAAAACAAAGCCGAAAAATTGTCAACCGTGCAGTTGATGATAAAACTCTTGTTAAAGGAATTGCAGAGCAGAAGAAAAAAGAAATCACCGATATGAATTCGGGTATTGAGCGTGCCAAGGCTGCGTTGCTACCTCCTGGCAGTGCAGGCGCTGGACGAGGAAGCCAAGGTGTAGCCTCTCAAGGATATGCTTCTCAACAAAGCACGCCAGAAGATCAAAAGGCTATTGACGTTGCCAAGGGGAAATCTGCTCCTGCACAAACAGAAGCAGAAAAGCAATACGACATCCCCGGCGGCACGTATAAAACAATGTTGGGATACGCAACCAAAGTTGCTCAGACTCAAATGGCTCTTGCTGGGAAAAAAGGCACTGAGGGTTATGGCGCAGAGCAATTACTTGATGCTGCGCTTCGGATTCGGAATGGAGAAAAAGAATCTGAAGTTGCTCTTAAAGTCGGCCCCAACGCTATGGCTGGAGTCAACAAAGTATCTGCTGAATTGGATAAGCAGCTTGGCCCTAAGACACAGTATGCAACAGGCTCAATTGAACGCCGTTACTCAGAATCTCTTACCCGTGCTGGTACGGAATCTTTGCGCGGAGTAAAGCAAGTCATTCATTTGGGCACAGGCTCAACATCCGGCATGTTCTCCGACTTGGCTGCTGGCAAAGGGCTTACCACATCTTTCATCAAGAACATTGGCACAGAGATTACTGATGCCGATGCACAAGCATATGACACCATTTCCGGGTACATGGGAACGGAAATTGCAACTGTTGCCAATAACGGCCTGAAGCCATCTTCAGAAATGAATGAAAAATACACTAGGCTTTTCAAAGCTCCTGCCGGTACGCCGCCAGAGGTTGCAATGCTTAAGGTTCTTGACGGTATTGACTTCATTCGTAATGGCTTGCAGTCAGGAACTCCTTCAAACAAAAAGGATGAGATTAAACGTCGAGAAGCATTATCAGAACTTAACAAGTTCCCCGATCCAAACGATTTTATCGACGCATTGAAAAAGGCTGGTAAGCCGGTACGAGTAACAAAAGATTTTCGTCTTGAGTTGGAATCATTGATTAACAAAGACTCCAGCGTTAAAAATTACGCTAGTGAACAAGAATTGCGTGATGCAAAAATTCCAGACGGGACTAGAGTTAAAATTAATGGTGTGTCAGGCGTTTGGCACAACTAAGGAGAATTAAATGGGATTTGTTGCAGATTCGCCATCACAATCCGCGCCTTCAGGCGGTGGGTTTGTGCCCGACCAACCTGAAAGCGAAGTTGGTGGAACCAAGCCACGCGAAAAGATGGATTGGACTGCTATTGAGGAGGCCGCTGGTTCTGGTGCTGCTATTGGAACAGGCATAGGCGCTGTTACTGGTGGCCCAATGGGTGCAGGCGCTGGTGGGTTAGAAGGGCTTATTTCCGGTGGCGTGAGTGAGTTTGCGGGCCAAATGGCAGAGAAAAAAGGCGCTAGCCCTGCATGGGCAGAAGCAGCCCGAATAGGCTCAAGTCTTGTCCCTCCTGGTGCTATGTTGAAAGCAGGAGCCAAAGCTGCTGACAAATCTACTTTTGGAATCGCAGGGAACTTATTTAAGGCGGCACAAAAGTACGCAGGCCAAGATGCCGAAACAAAGATTGCTGCTCAGGTTCGAGTTATGCAAGAAGGTATGCGTGGCGGCGATGTAACGAACATTCCACAAACCAAGTTTTTTGAATTGCTCAATAGCAATATTGACAAGGAAAACTCTCGTATTGCAAATCAGGCGCATGAGGATTTGGTTAAAGCTCAAGCCGAGGCTACAAAACTACGCGCCACCAAGCCTCAAGTAGCTAATGAAATTTTGGAAAAAGCAAAATTAAAAGCTCAACAAGATATTATGACGGCTGAAAAGCACGCCAAAGAGCTGAAGGAGATGGCGGCTGCTTATAAAGCACAATCAGAACAACTTACCAAAGAAAACGCTGGCGAGTTGGAAAAGGTTGGAACTCGATTTAAGGCTCCTGGTGAAAAGATCGAACATGCAGACATTGGGAAAGACCTTCAAGCGCCTATTGTAAAAGGCCATGAAGCAGCATTAAAAGCTCGCGCAGTAGAGTACAGCAAGAAACTTGAACAGCGTGACGAAATTATTGCTTCCAAGTATGAAAAAGGCGAGAAGATTAGCCAAACTCCTAAATTTAAGGAAATGGTTAACAACCTTAAAGCTCGTCTTGGAGAGTCTGGAAAGGGCGAAACGCAAATTACTGACCCTGCGCAACGGGCTGCTATGGAGCGTCTTATCAAGGCGTTTGAAGGTACTGATGCAGAAACTGGCAAGATGATTGCCGGAGAGTACGACCAACTAAAAGCAGAAACAAAAAAACTCGCACCTGACTTTGATGCTGTTGATTACATGCGCCGGAAGATGGGCAAGGTTGCTTTTGGCAAGCCAGCAGAAGGTTTTGATGCTATAGACCAAAACTTTGCAAAAGAATTGTATGCAAAATTGAATGACATTCAAGGCGATTTTGTTGGAAGCATTCAGGGAGAAATGCAAGGTGAATATTCTCAGTTGTCAAGAGAAATTAACACCAAGTACAAAGCAGGCGCTGGGAAAAAGCTGACTGTACTTGATCGCTACTCAAATGAAAACTTGGCTGATACACAAGACATTCCTAGCCTTCTTTTTAAGTCTCCCGAATCTGTTAAAGATGCCGTTGAATTGGTTGGAGATAAAGGTAAAGTGGCGTCTGCCGGGTCGAAATATTTATCTTCTTTGCTAGAAGGAAAGACCAGCGCACAAGTCATGAGTTTCTTGGACAATCCTAAAAACTCTGGATGGATCAGTGAATTGCAAAAACTTGATCCTTCTATTAAGACAAGAATTGAAGGATACAAGAGCCAATTGGTTCGTAGAGAAGCTGCTAGTGAGGAATACCTTGCCAAGCACGCAAGCTACAATCGTAAAGCAGAAGGTCTTACTGATCTTGACCCAAAGACTATGCTTCCAAAGCATAAAGCTGAAGCGGCTAAATCATCTTCGGATTACTTTACCAGCGAGACTAAAAAGGCTCATGACGAGATTGAAGCGCACGCTTCAAAGCTGGAAAAAGATGCTCTTGAGACTCACAACGAAAAACTTAAATCCCAGCAACAAGAAGTTGCCAAGATTCTTAGAAGCGAAACTCCAGACGTTGACTTGAAGAAGGCAATCCTTGGCGAGTCACCTGATGCTGACCTTAAACGCATGTCCAAATATATGGGGCAAAGCTCTGAGGGGAAGAAGCTCATGGCTGAATCGGTGCGTCAAATCGTATCGCGTGAATCTCCAAAATCAATGAATGAAATTTGGAATACAAGACTGAAATCAGCTTTGGAAAGTTCTGGTGTTATGACCCGTGAACACATTGCAGCCTTGGATAAGGATATTGCAGAAATAACCGCAATGACTAAAGGTGTGCCTGAAAAAGTAAGCATTAGCCTCAAGCAAAAACTTCTTAAACAAGCATTGATTGGATATGGCGGTTCTGTTGCAGGTCGTACAATGCGTCATGTTACTCGCGGGGAAAATGAAGAATGAAAGTTTTGCTTATCGATGCCATGTCATCCTTCCTAGACTTTGCGCTACGGTGCGAAGCGGAAGGCCATGAGGTTCGCGTATTTGTCGGGCCACTAAAGAACGGTGACAAGTCCTGCATAGGAAACGGGCTTTTCACTCGCGTACCGTCATGGGAGCCTCACATGAAGTGGGCTGATCTTATAGTAGTTTCAGATAACGCTAAGTACACCACTGCATTAGAGCCGTACCGACTCAAGGGCTTTCCAATCTTCGGGCCTAACATCGAGACTACTGCTTGGGAGTTGAACCGAGAGAGGGGGCAAGAGATTCTGCGTTCTGCTGGTATCCCTACTATCCCTTCCATACCCTTTAAAAAGTATTCTGAGGCGATTGATTTTGTCTCCCGAAACCTCGATAAGCGGTACGTCTGCAAGCCTAACGGGGACGTTTCCAAGGCTCTGTCCTATTGTTCCAAGTCGGGCCAGGATATGATCTTTATGCTCCAGCACTGGGCGAAGCAAGGCGCTCCGAAGGATAGCTTCATCATCCAAGAATTCCACAAGGGTATTGAAATGGCTGTCGGCGGCTGGTTCGGCCCCGGAGGATTTTCTAAGTATTTCCTTGAGAACTTCGAGCATAAGAAGTTGATGAACGATGACAAAGGGCCGAATACCGGGGAGCAAGGTACGGTTATGAAATACGTCACCGAATCCCTCTTGGCTGAAGAATGCCTCCTTCCCCTTGAAGGCGAACTGTACCGTCAAGGCTATACGGGATATATTGACGTAGCTGTAATCATCGACGGTAAAGGGAAGGTATGGCCCCTTGAGTTCACTACAAGACCGGGTTGGCCTCTGTTCCAGATTCAACAGCAACTGCACTCTAATACCTGTGAGTGGATGCTTGATATGGTTAATGGGGTTGATAGCTTTACCCCATCTGACAAGGTTGCTGTCGGTGTCGTCGTATCCATGCCGGACTATCCGTATGGCGCACTTACGCAAGAAGAACTCTCTGGCTACCCTGTGTGGGGCATTACCGACAAGAACCGCAAGTGGATTCACCCCACTGAAATGATGCTCGGACTCGCCCCGCACGAGGAAGGGAATAAGATCAAGACTCTCCCCTGTATGGTCAGTGCTGGCAGTAACTTGATGACTGTCTGCGGTACGGGTAACACGGTGGAAGATGCTCAGGAACGAGCTTACAAGGTTATTGATCAATTGGAAGTCCCCAATAGTCCTATTTTCCGTACCGACATTGGTGAGCGGGTTAAAAAACAACTGCCTGAGTTGCAAAAATTAGGATATGCAACGCAATGGGAAATTTGATTAAGACTTTTTTCGCTATATTGGACTAATTGAGCCATTTTTGTCTATAATAGCTTACTCCCCTAGACCTCCTTGGTCTTTAACATCCCCCTACGCCGTGTGGTATAGGGGGATTTTTTTTACTCCTTTTTGTTCCAGTCAGACAGGCCGGAAAAGTCAACTACCTTGGCTGCTTTCATCTTCCACTCTCCGCACCAGTGTTCTTCTTGGACTGCCGGGAAAGCTGCCATATCAGTCGGTTGAAGTTCCATCTTCTGAGTTACCAGTGATTGATGTGGAACCATAACGATGCTCACTTGTGGAGGGTATCGGCGGCAGGCTCCATCTACGCTGTAATGACATTGTTTGCAATTCATACTTCTACCTTTACTCGTACTTTCATTTTGGGGAATTCCTTGTTAATCATCTTGACAATCCATTGGGAGTAGGCTTTTTTAGGAACTACTCCAGAACGGTCGGCCAAGTGTGAATCCAATCGCTGCCGTACATCTTCAGGCAGTGAAGTGTGCAGCAGTGTCGGGCGAATCAGGTTAGGTGAGCGTGACATGATTTACCCCAATTCAAACGGACTGATAATTGCTCGCGGTTCAATACGTACCGGGGCAATTCGTGTTCCGTGAGGGTCTTTACACATCACCCAAGTTCCTTCATCTGTAGCCGGAGAGTACAGACCATTTGGATCAGGCTGGGCAATAACGCCAGAGGCGTACCCTCCACTATTAGACCTCCACACAACTTGAAGAGGATTGGTGTACTGAGTAGCCCCGCTGAAGCCGTACCCTACAGCATCACAGATTTTATGAAGATGACCATTCATGTCCGTGATGTAAACAAAGGTTGGAGGCGTCTTGTCTCGCAATTCAAGAATATCTTTCAGCATCTTCTTTTCAGCGAAGTGGGTGATGGCGGGCATGCCAGAAGAGGCGTTCGCCTGTTGAGCCATTACTTCTTGGCGCTGAGCTTCTACCTGATTAGCAGTAGGCGGTCGTTCATCACAGGCGGAAAGAATAAAGGCGAAAATGAGTGTCAGAAAAATACGCATGATTACTGTCCTTGAAGGTTGAAATAAAAAGATTGAAGATCGGCAGGCAAACGGTTAACGTCGTAAGACGCAAACCGATGTAGCGTGAGTTCACGCAAAGCAACTTGCTGGTCAGGGGTAGCTTTGAGGTACTCCCGCTTGAGGTCTTGCAAGTCGTTCAGCATTCCATCGTTGTAGGCTTGGCTTTGCTTAAACGTGTTGTAGCGAACCTGCTCTACTTTTGGCGCGAAGAAAGCAAACGAAACAAATCCAAGCGAATTAGCCAAGAAGGCGAGTAGCGCAATTGAAATTATTGCAACAATCGCGTACCACATAACTGTGAAATAGTCTTTCATGATTTTTCCTTAATATTACACATCCATAGGGTGATAGCCTTTATCCAACTGCCAGAAGCGCAGCAGGCAAAGGAACTTCTCCCAAGCGGTTTCCATCTGCTTGGGTGTGTACTCCACAACCTTGACCAAACCCGGCTTGGAGGTCGATACAAGCACGTTGGCGCATCGATATTGACCTTCCTTGAATCCAAGGCCACGGGCATATGCTACCAATTGCATGATGTACTCGTCATAGCCTTCTTTTTTGTCTGCATCGTCAAACGCAGAAGTCTTGAAGTCAATGACAATGTTAGGAGCATGAAGGTCGATCTTCCCGCCATAGCCCAGCGCAGCAGCGAAAGACTTTTCAGCACTCCAATTTTGAACGCCGAAAGCATCTTCAATTGCATTCATGGTTGCTGATACGTGAGGCGTATGGATCAGAGGATAACTCTGGCCCAAGTAAGCACGTTCCAAAGAGCCATGAATCTTAGTGCCCTCGTCACGCGCATTGGTTGCTTGGTCGTTGGCATCCTTCTCGATGCGTTCGGCAAATTGCTCCAAAGTCTCGCCATCAACCTTTGGCAATGTCAATGCAGCCAAGAGAAGATTGTCGCGTTTCCACTTCTCAAGTCCTGGTGCTGCTGCTACCTTCAGAATAGACGTAACAGAGGGCATATAGCCATGTTTGCGCGCATCCCGAAGGGTAGTGTTACGCTCCTTGCCGTTAGCACCAATGATGGTGTAGCAGGGCGTGCCGTCTTTGCCATACCAATGGCCGGACTCGGATGCTGTTGGTTTGTTAAGTTCCATGATTTCCTCAGAAAAACCAGCAATAGATGCCATGAAGTACGCCCAATGGGAAGAAAAAGAACTCAAATGCGGAAAAAATCCAGTTGCCGTGTGCAAATGATGTGAATACTCCGGTCAAATACGCGGCTACAACAGAAGCAAAGATAACTTGCATAATATTCTCCTATCAGAAAGGTATATCGTCATCGTTACCAGTATCCCCAAGGCCATCCGGCACAGGGTCAACCGGGCCATTGATGCAAGCCTCGTATTGCGGAGAGGATTGAATCTTCTTCTGAACCCAAGGCCAGATTTGATTGAATACGTCCTGCTTGAAGTTTTCCATGTCAAAGTAGAACACGGGGTTGACCGGAACGATCTTCGGCATACCGGCCATCAACTTAGAAGCTGACGACACATTGACGTACTTGCCATTCTTGGACAGAACCAAAGACAGCAGGGCAGAAGCCTTGAGCAAATTCTCCAGGCTGAAGTTATTCAGTTGGTCAGATGTGAACTTGGCACCGCGCCATCCTTCTAGGAACACGCGCAAAGATGCCTTTTCATGCAGAGAAGTGGTGAATTCACGATGCACAACAAAAGGCCGTCCATCCTTCATCTTTTCGTCCAGTTCCCATACGAGTAGGACTTTGTTGGCTCGCTTTTCTTCACCTTCCCACATCTGAACCTGAGTACCCAAGTCAATGACTTGAATCATGGTTGCGTTATGAGAGCCTACAGATGGGTTCTCAAACTCTTTGGTATCGTTGCTTGCACTGAATTTCATTTCGTTTCCTTAGTCTTGAGTTGGCGCGTCTAAATCATCTTGATCCGGTTGACGCATTTCCGGATCTACTTCCATCAAAGCCGCCCAAAGCTGGAAGTACAGCTTGTGCGCTTCAAACAGAGTCAGGTGCAGCGGCTCATTGATGCCGTCTGCGCTAAGGCGTATCGGCGTGTTAGCCTCTGAATCGGTGTCTACATGGACTATCATTTTTTACCCCTTCTTAGAGCATTGCTCTTGTTTGTGTGACCAGATCATAACACAGTTTGCGATCATGTAGTCAAGTCTTTTTTGTCAACAACCTAAAAATTCTTTTGCAACGATTGTTGACGCGGTGGTATCATAGCACCACTTTATAGGAGGTAAATATGACTGACCGAGAACTTTTGGAACTTGCCGCGAAGGCTGCTGACAATGGAATTGTTTTTTACGGCGAGTGTTGGAGGGCACAGACAGGCCGCGAGTGGAACCCCTTAACCGACGACGGCGATGCGCTTCGGCTGGCGGTGAAATTGGAGATAACTCTGTATCAATACGGGCATGAAGTCAGCGCATGTAACGAGCGCGGAACGGTAAACGAATCAGTTGAAAAGATGAGCGACAGCCCCTACGCCGCCACTCGCCGTGCAATCGTCCGTGCTGCCGCTGAGATTGGGAAGGTATCAAAATGACAAAGAACGACTTAATTAAAACTTTTGGCAGCATCCAGCTATGCGCCCACACGCTAGGCATATCACGCCAAGCTGTTCACAAGTGGCCTGACCCACTCAAGCAGCAGCAAGAGGATTGGGTGGTAGGTGCCTGCAAGCGGCTGGGGATTCCTGTTCAACGGGAGGTGAAATGAGAGTTCTAGTTGCTTGTGAGTACAGCGGCAGGGTGCGTGAGGCATTCCGCGCATTGGGGCATGATGCATGGTCTTGTGACATTCTTGATGCGGAGGGCGAGAGTCCATACCACCTGAAGATGGACGTTTTGTTGTCCATAGACAAGGGTTGGGACATGATGATTGCACATCCTCCTTGCACCCATCTTGCGGTATCTGGTGCGCGTCATTTTGCTGCCAAGAAAGCAGATGGAAGGCAGCAGGAGGGCATAGATTTTTTTATGTCTTTGGCTAACGCTCCAATACCAAAGATTGCAATTGAAAACCCGGTGTGCATCATGTCCAGCGTTTGGCGTAAACCAGAACAGATCATTCAGCCGTGGCAGTTTGGTCATGGAGAGACAAAGGCTACTTGCCTATGGCTTAAAGGATTGCCGTTGCTGCAACCTACCAACATCGTTGAAGGGCGAGAGCAAAAAGTACACCGCATGGCTCCTGGGCCTAACAGGTGGAAAGAACGTAGCCGAACCTATCAGGGTATTGCTGACGCAATGGCGGAACAGTGGGGTGGCAAATGCTAGAACCCAATCTTCGAGGGTATCAAACCAGCTCCATAGCCGAACTTCGCCAGGGTGTAGCAAAGAAAATCAAGCGTCAAGTTCTCATGTCTCCTACCGGATCGGGTAAGACTGAGATTGCTATGGCGGTGATCTATGGCGCTGTGATGAAGGGCAAGCGTGTTGTTTTCTTGTGCAACCGAATCAACCTTGTCCAGCAGGCTTCCAGGCGGTTTTACAAGGCAGGTATAAGCCACGGCATCATCCAAGGGCAAAACACGCGCCAAACCGATAAACAGGTCATTGTCGCGTCTATCCAAACAGTAGCGAAACGAGCCATGCCTGAATGCGATTTGCTCGTAATCGACGAGGTTCACGGCGCGGCGGGTAGTGCTGAGTTCCGCAAGGTGATCTTTGACAACAAGGATAAGACCATCATTGGCCTGACTGCTACGCCTTGGTCTAAGGGCATGAGCAAGCCATATCCTGAGTTGGACGACGAACCCTTGTTTCAGAGGATGGTAGTCGCAACCACTATTGGAGAGTTGATCACTCAGGGTTTCTTGGTTGACTGTGACATTTACGCTCCAGAAGAACCGGATATGTCCGGCTTCAAGATGAAGAAGAATTCATTTGGCGAGATGGACTACTCCGACATGGATGTAGGTACGGCAGTGGACAAGCCTAAGCTAATCGGCGGGATTGTTGAACACTGGTTGAAACTTGCCAAAGACACACCTACTGTATGTTTCGCCAGTAATATTTCTCACTCAAAGCATATCGTGGAGGAATTCAGGGCTTCCGGCATACCGGCGGAGCACATCGACTGCTATACGGATGAATTTGAGCGTGCAGCCATCTTGAAGCGGGTGGAAACGGGCGAAACAATGATCATTTCCAATGTCGGCATTCTCACGGAAGGATGGGATTTTCCGGCTTGTAAGACAATGATCTTGGCTAGACCTACTCGTTCCCTGATACGGTACATACAGATGATTGGTCGTGTTCTTAGACCGCACCATTCTAAAGAGCGTGCCTTGGTTCTAGATCACTCTGGCACTGTCTCACGCTTGGGCTTTCCTACTGATGAATTCCCTATGGAATTGGACGATGGCAAGGCCAGGGACAACAAGGCTCAAGAAAAGAAGGAACTTTTGCCTACCGTTTGCCAGCAATGCAAGTTTGTCAAGCCTCGAAGAAGTCCTGTATGCCCTCGATGCGGGGCGGTCAATCACACGCCTACACTTGAGGTAGAGCCGGGTGAATTGAAGAAGCTGGAGAAGAAAGAAAAAGTTACGATGGAGGATAAACAACAGTGGTGGGGTTCTTTCCTCAGACTTGCCAAAGAGAAGGGTAAGACTAGATCATGGGCATTGGCGCAGTACAAGCAGAAGTTTGGCGTATGGCCTAAAGGTCTGGAAGAAGTATCCATCGATCCGGTAGAGGGTGTAAGATCATGGGTAACGAGCAGGGCTATAGCTTGGGCTAACTCACAGAAAAAAGGCGCTACGTGATTGATACTGAGATTGCTACGGGGAAGTGGCAGGGTATATTGAGTGCGTGTGGAGTTCGTGAAGAATTCCTGCGTAATAAGCATGGCCCCTGCCCTATGTGTCAGGGTAAGGATAGATTTAGGTTTGACGACAAACAAGGACGAGGTACATGGATATGCAACCAGTGCGGAAGCGGCGATGGCTATACCCTCTTACAGAAGATGAACGGATGGAAGTTCAAAGACGCAATTCTGAGAGTAAACGAGATAGCTGGAACTATATCGTCTACAAGCAAGGAACACTTGTCGCGTCAGGTGCGCCGCGTAGACAACAGCCAAAAGCAGGTCATCGTGCGAAAAATCTGGACTGAGAGCGTAAGGATCAAGAAAGGCGACCCTGCTTGGTTGTATCTGACGCGCAGAACAGAAGTTGAGAAAATTCCTACCAACCTGAAATTTCACCCAGCACTGGAGTACCGTGAGAGCGGTAATAGAGATGGCGAAAATGACATTTCCTACCACCCCGCTCTCATTGCCCCAATTGTCCGGCCTGATGGCAGAGGTATCGGTGTACACCGCATCTACCTTACCGAAGATGGACACAAAGCCAATGTATCGTCGCCTAAGAAGTTCTTTGTTAGTGAAGAAATGGCGGGGGCTTACGTCCCGTTATTTTCCCATAAGGACACGCTTGGCTTGGCAGAGGGAATCGAAACCGCCATTTCGGCTTCCGTTAAATTCGATATTCCGGTCTGGTCTGTACTTATGGCTGCTGGGTTTGAAAAGTTCACTCCGCCAAAAGGTGTGAAGAACATCGTGATCTATGGGGACAATGACGCATCTTTTACGGGCCAAGCTGCTGCTTATTCATGCGCCCGTAGGCTTACCAAAGATGGTTTCCAAGTTTCAGTAGTAATTCCTGAAGGAGTTGGAAGTGATTGGTGTAGGATCAAGTAACAAGGTATGCCCCCATTGTGGGGCTAAAACGCGCAAGAGGACTTCGGAACAGAACTCCGCCATTCACCCTATGATTAGGGACATTGCGCGCTTCCTAGAGGCTGCTGGTGTACCAAAGAAGTCAGAGGAATGGTGGAGATACTACCTTATGGCTGACTGCTTTGGGCAAGAAATGGTAGAAGGAAGGGAAGGCAGGACTATCATCATGCCAAAGTTTGGAGGCACTTCACAACTACCAAAAGAAGAAGCCACAACATTTCTGGAGTGGCTTCGGTTTAGGGGCGATGAGTTAGGCGTTACTTGGAGTCAACAACAAGAGCATAAAGAAGGTTGATTGTATTTTCATACTCTTTCTTCCAATCTTCCCTTGGAGTTGAATGTTGGAGCGCGTCAAGTGACATAACAGCCAATTGCTCTAACTCTTTAACCCTCTTGTCAGTCTGCACTATGCGTGCAACTGCATCGTTGTATTCACTCATTTTGTTTCCTTCACAAAAGTACCATCCGGCATCAAAGTTCCCTTGCGGTCTTTGATCTGTTCGTAGGCCACTTCCAGGCAGGTGACTAGATCAATGTCCTTCAAAGCGCAGTAGTTGATTAGGCAAACTACCACGTCGCCTACTGCATCTACTATGGCAGGCATGTCTTTCTTGCCTTCCGCATCACACAACTCACCCACTTCGCTGACCATCTTCAGAAGTTGGGATGCTGGAGTGGCGTTAGGGATGATTTTACGGGCTTGCGCCCATTGAATCACCCTCATTTCCGCTTGTGCATAGCTCATTTTTCTTTCCTTTTTTTTAGTTCACGTTCAATATAAAACTTAGCTTTCTCCAAATCCTCGATAGCGTTATTTTTCAAATCAGCACGCCAAATGTATTTGATGGCGTTTCCAAGGTTAAAACCCATGTGTTCGGTTATCTGAATACACTGTATCCCACTTGGGTGAGAGGTGTAATGAGCAGGATTATTTACAGGATCATTCATATTTACTCCGGTTTAGGGCAATGTTCAGGTACTTGCACTGCCATCCACACAGCAGAATATTTCCCCTTACTGTGTGAAAGCAGTATCCATCGGTCAATGTAAACATCAGGCATTGCTTTCAGTGAACAATTAACGGTATCTGGCTTGTAATCCACTATACAAGAAAGTTCTTTTATAGTGTAACCATCTTCAGAATTGCGCAAAATCTCACGCAGAACAGGCATTAGTGGTTTTCTCATTTCAGCACCTCATCAGCAGCCTTCAGCGCATCTCGAGCAACCGAATTCGATTTCAGCTTCTCCAGGGCGGCGCGCATCAAATAGATAGCCTCGTCCTGCTTGCGCATAATTTCAGTCGCCTCGGCGGGCGTGAGCCAATCATTTAAATCGATCATCCTTGCCTCCTTGGTGGGTGTTGCAATTGCCCCTCCATCGCGCACAGCGGACAGCCGTCTAAATAATGACCAGGATGGCGGTTACACTGCGTATTGGCTGTTCGTACCGCATGCTGAATTTCATGCTTTAACTGATCTACAGTGAGATCAGAAACTTTCGTGTCGCCCCACTTTGGGCCATAATCGCCACTTGGAGTCCAAAGGCTCATGATTGACTCCTCGCACGAATCAGAAATGCAACATCAGAGAATTGATATTCCTGATGCGCGTTGTCGCACACTTTGGCGCACGCCTCGCGCTCTGCTGCAATGGCTTGAGTGATCAGGCGTCGAACGGTGTCGGCGGTGTAGCCCACCCTAATGCTCTGCCACGCATCAGGCTCCGGCAGTTTGATTTCGTTGGTCATTTCAGGGCCTTTCCAATTTCAGCCGCAGCACGAACGATGGCGCGGCGAGTGGCGGCGTAGGGTTCTCCGTTATGCATGACATGCTGGCCTGTTTCTTCTTCCTCTGGCGCACATCCTGTGCTGTTCCCAGCTGGGTAAATCGCAAGCCCCAACTTCACCGCCAGCCGAAGCGCATCGCCATCGTCGGTGAGTGGGTTCCAGTAATCAGACTCACTTCCGCCTGCGTCAAAGGCCATGCACTCGAATCCACCTTGATCAACTTTGAGGTATTCGTAGTCAGCCATCCCAGCAGCCTTCGCCGCCAGTTCCAGTAGTTCACGGTTGGTCATTTCTTCGCTCCGTTGATTACTGCCATTGCGATGGCTTTCTGTGGTGTGTCTGCATAAGTGAAAGGCACTCCTATGCGGTTTTGATTGCGTACCCTTGTAAACCACACTCCAGGCCGACTATCCGAAGTCAGAGGAAACGCGTCATACCGTTCAGCAATCGGGCCGATGACGTTCCAAGCCTTATATGAAAACATCCTGACTGCGGGTCGATTGATGACAACTGGCAGACCGATGTAATCCTGATCTTCATATTCAATGATCTGATCCTCACGCCATCCAATCGCCAGCGCCAGGGCCTTGCTTATTTCGAGGTCGGTCATTTCAGCGCCTCCTTGATTGCGGTGATGGCGGCGCGAATTTCTGCCTCAGTCTGCGGATATTCTTCGCAGTCAATTTCATTCAGCCAAACAGCAAGAGCGGATTCCAATGCCTCCAACGCCAACCGCAGCAGCGCGTCTTGTTGACGAATCATGGCGGCAGATTGATCTCCCATTGGGCTGTCATGTCGGTCAAGCCATTTTGCTAGTTCATTTGCTTTTGACATTCAGCGCCTCCTTGATTGCGGTGATGGCCGATCTGGCTTTATCTATTGCGCAGCGCTGGCTGAAAATAAATTCGCTCCGACTTCGGCCAAACCCGCCCTCAATATTCTCCAACGCCTCCAGCGCCTGCCGCAGTAGCGCCGTGTGGTCGGGTGCGGGGTGGGTGTAGAACTTGGTGCCAAGTAGAAAGTCATTTTCTGCATTTCTGCCAACAAATTCCAATTGGTTTCCGGCTAGTGAGCCGTCGTCATAGAAACGTTGTGTAACTTCTGCCACCGGCTCCTGCTCCCCCAGCATCTTCACCCATTGCGCGTCACGGTCGGATTCGATGGCTCGGCAAAGTTTTATTGCGCCACTTTCGTGGTCAATGTTTTCAGTAGTTCCCCATACGTGAAGAATTTCCGCATCGGTAAGTGGTGTTGGTTTCATGATTTCGTCCTCCCTTCCAGGGCGTCGATGATTGCGTTGTAAGCGGCGTCACGGTCAGAGCCAGATAACCATTCATAGTCTTGCAGTTTTTCGACCTGAGGTTCGGAAAAACTCCAGCCTTCACGAACCGGCGCAGCAAAAGTAACGCCATTGATACTGCGGGTTTCGGGTGCGATGCTTAGAATGTCTGCACCTCCATCAGCGATAAAAAACAAAGCGGACTCCGCGTTGAGCATTACTCCATGGACGTTAACAATATCTTTCTCATCCGCAATCGCCCGCAGGATGGTTTTGGCGTGATCTGAAAGTTGTGTGGTCATTTGCTTCGAGCCTCCAGCATTGCGTCTGCTATTTGGTACGCGTATTCAGTAAGTTTGCCAATGTCGTTCCA